GGCCGCCATCAGTCGACCCCCTCGATCGCGAGGCAGACGAGTTGGATATTCCGCTCCTCGCGGTTGACGACGTTCGTCAGCGAAAACGATCGGCCGCGAAACACGACGCGGGTTGCCGTCGTGACGCCCGCGTGGTACGGCATGGTGATCACGTGCGCGGCCTGCGCGATCACGGTGCCCGCCGCGAGGTTCTCAATATCGCGCGCGGTCGCCGCCGTGATCGACGCCTTGACCGTCGGCGGGTCGAGATCGGTCCACGATTGGATCACGCCGCCGTCGCCGTCGGGCACGGGGACGCCGGGCCCCTGCAACGTGATCACGTGGACGCGTTGCCCCGCAGGCGTGCGCCGCGACAGACTCGGCCCGGGCGCGATCATGCGAGGGCCGGATCCCGTAACCGGCGTAACAGGTTGGTGATCGTGGGCGTGAGATCGCCGGGCGTCGTCGGCCCGGCGTCGCTGTTCGGATCATCGCCGCGAAACCGCCACAACTCGCCGACTTGCAACAACACGCAGGCGTCGACGATCGCCGAGTCGGGCCGCACGTCGGCCTTGAGGTAATCGAGAATGATCGCCTCGGCCTGCGCGAGCTTCGCCGTGAGATCGGCGTCGCCGTCGGGATCGGTATCGGTTTGCGGGATCTGTAAATGCCGTTTCACGGCGACGAGGTCGAGGGGCATTAGCGGACCCCCGCGAGCACGGGCGCGGGCGCGTCGCGGCCGTCGCGCCCGCGTTTGACTTTCAGCGTCCACGACGCCGACCCGTCGCCCGGTTTGCTCGTCGTCGTCGCGTTGCAATGCCACTCGGACCCCGCCCACGTCACGCAATCGCCGCGCTCGTACGTTTTGCGGGGCGTCCACACGTCGCGGTAGATCTCGCAGGGAAACGCGACCGTGCCGAGATCCTTGATCCGGTCGCCGAGGACGGCGCGCACGGTTACCCGGCGTTCGCCGTCGTGGACGAGTTCGAGGTCGCCGAACCCGAGGCCGTCGAGGCCCGCAGGCCCGGGCGCGCCGTCGGTCCCGTCGCGGCCGTCGCGCCCATCGCGCACGCCGGGCGCGGCCTCAAGGGCCGCCACACGCACGCCGAGGGCCTCGCACGTCGAGAGGCGGGCCCCGAGTTCGGCCGCCGAGGCCGCGATCTGTTGCGCGACATACGCCTTGAGGATCGGCGCGATCCCGGTGACGATCGCCGCGAGTTCGTCGGCGGTCATGCGGCGGCCTGCAGCGCGCGTTCGAGCAACGCGCCGATCACGACGTCAATATGTTTGACCTGTTCGCCCGAGGGCGTCGGCGTCGGCGTCGCGGGCGCGGCCATGGGGGCCGGTTGCGGTTTCGCGAACGGGTCTTGTGCGTCGCGTTGCGCGAGCGCCTTGAGCGAAAACATTTGCTGTTGCATGTACGGCGTATCGCCGCCCGTGACCGGGCCGAGGCCGAAGTACTTCCACCGGGCCTCGTCGGGCGACATCGCGCCCGCGCCGATCGCGTCGGCGGCGGCCTTCGTTTTCGTCGCCGTGTCCATCCACACGAGATCGTCGATATCGAATGCGACGCCGTATTGTGTCCCGTTGATCGGATCGGCGAGGCCGACGCCCTCGTCGTACAGTTGCTCGAAATTCGTCAACAGGGATTGGAGACACTGCGAGTAATAGAGTTGCAACAGGGGTTCGACGCCGGTTGCGAAATGCGGGGCCGTGCCGAGGCCGATCATGAACGACGGGACGTGGAAACAACTACAGACGTTTTCCCCCGTCCATTTCAATTGCTCGATCAATTGCGCGTCGACCGCGCTCATCACCATGGCTTCGTACTTGAGGCCGTCGCCGAGGACGGCGGTCCGCCCGACATTCGCGCCCGTAAAATTGTCCTCAAAGTACGCTTTGATGCGCGCCGCCGCCTCGTCGCTGATTGCGCCCGGGGCCGTGAGCACGCCGCCCGGGTTGCTCCCGTTCGCGAATAATTGCGACGAATTGTTTTGAATCGAGAGCCCCTGCATCGCGGCGAGGCCGCAGGCGTAGATCGGCGCGATCCCGACCAACGGGTGAAACAAACAAATCATCGTGTCGTGGATGATCTCGCGCGCGGGAACCGTGATACTCGTGACGCCGAGGCCCGCGAGATCGCCCCCGAGGTTGTCGCGACTGCACTCGTAATACACGCCGCCGTCGGGCGCGACGAGGGGCCGCACGCGCGCCGGGTCGAGCACGTACAACGCGACGACGACGCCGCGTTGATCGCGTTGTTTCAAGACGTACGTATTACCCCATGTCAGTTTCGACGTAATCCAGTGCTCGACGAATTTATGCGTCGTCTGGTAGCGGTTCGGTTTGCGGAGGACCGGCGAAAACGCGGGGTTGTTCGTTTCCTCCCATGTCCCGTCGGCGGTTTGTTTGAGCAATTGCAGGGTGAGCTTGCCGATATCGGACGCGATCAACGTGACGCACGCGAACACGGCGAAGTACGTCAACGCGACGTCACGCCGCGCTTCCATGTTGACTTGCCACGCGCCCGTGAACGGTTCGCGGACGACGATCGGCCACCAACCGTTCGAGCGGCCGCCGACGTCTTGCAGGGGCGGCGCGGCCTTCACGGTGAGTTCAAACCGCCGCCCGAGGACCGTCGCGCCGAGTGTCGCCATCTAGCGCGCTCGCGCGGCCGTCACGGTGAACGTCAACGCGTTACTCGCGCCGCCCGCCCCTTGCACGGTGACGGGGATCGCCGCCGCGCTCGCGGGCGAGGCGACCGGCGTCGTGAGTTCGGACGCCGAGACGAACGTCGTCGCGACGGGCGCGCCGTTGAGGTGTACGACGTCGGCGGCCGCGAACCCGGATCCCTGCACGCGCAGGGTGAACGCGGCCGCGCCGACGGCGGCCGTCGTGGGCGTCAACGTCGCGAGGACGGGCGCGGCGGGCGGCGCGTCGGGGGTCCAGCCTTCGATCGACACGAACCCGATCCCCCGCAGGGTTTCGAGCAACGCCGCGTCGTCGACGCTGTACGTCTCGCCCTCGACGTGTTCGGTCCCGTGGACCGTGTGATAGACGCGCGCCGTCACGTCGGCCGAGTCACCCATAGCTACCTCTTGGGCCGTCGCGGCGGGGCCTCGTCGGCCTGCACGACGGCGGCGAATCGATCTTGTGTGAGGGTGTCGACGAGCGACGCGGGGACGTCGATCACGTCCCCGGGCCGCGCGTACGTCCCGTTGAAATACCCGGCCCGGAGGACGATCATCCGGGCCGGGGCGTCGACGGTGATCACGCCGTGTATGTCGCTACGGTGTACTGGACACATCCCGCGCGCGCCTTTTTCCAATTGATAAACCGCTCGGCCCGCAGGCCGACGAGGTTGTTTTGCCACAACGACGTGAGGACCGTCGTCGCGAGGGCCGGATTGTCGGGGGCCGAATCCATTTGCACGGACGCTTCCTGCGAGACGTCGATCGTCACGCCGCCATCGTCCGCGTAGAGAATCGCGTCGGGTTGCACGAGGGCAACCGTCGTCCCCATGACTTGACTCGTGATCACGCGGATCCCGCCCATGACGGTCCCGCCGTCGAGGCCCATACTCGGGAACAACGGTTGCCCGAGCGCGTTGAGGGCGTTCGAGAGGGCGAGCGCGTTCGTCGACGACATCAGCAACACGGCCCCGCCGATCGGGATATTGGCGGCGACCATGGCGTTCGCCATGGCCTGTATATCGGTCCGCGCGTTCGCGGGCGTCGTCCCCGCCGTCGTGATCGGCGTGACGCCGTTCGTCACCGACCCCGGCGAGACGCCCGCGACGGGGGCCTTCGTCGGATCGGTAAATTCGACGTCGAGAAACGCCGCGATCCCGTTGATCATGTCCTGCCGAATGACGGCCTCGGCCGACGGCGTCGACGTGCGCGCGAGTTCGAGCGTGATCACGACGATCCCCGCGCATTTGGTGATCGTCAACGACACGGATCCAAATTGGAGTTTCCCGACGGGTTTCGGCGCGCCTTGCCCGACCCACTGGTACGTGCCGCCGCCCGTCTGCGAGGCGATCGTCACGTTGAACGGGACTTGCCGGAACCCGGGGACTTTCCCGAGGATCGTCGCCGGGCGCAACAGTTCGAGAAACTCGCTTGTCAACGGCATGAGCGGCGCGAGGGGCCCGGCCCATGTCGCGTCGGTTGTCGTG